TCACCCCGCATTCGATCCTTGAACATTTTTCGCGGCGTCCGCCCTTGCAGAGTGTAACGCCATGCGATACACTTAGTGATGTGCAGATTCGGTCGTTCACGCATGCGGGGTTACGACGGTTCGACCAAACCGGCGCGGCCCGCGGCGTGCCACCCGCGGCCGTCGACAAGCTGCGCAACATGCTGACCTTTCTGCGCGCGATGAAAACGGTCGACGAACTGCGCACGCTCCCGACGTGGAAGGCGCATCGGTTGTCGGGCAATCGTGCGGATACGTGGGCGCTGCACGTCACGCGGAACTGGCGGCTCACGTTCCGCATCGTCGACCACGAACTGACGGAGGTGAATCTTGAGGACTACCACTGAGCCCGACGAGCTCGGCCCGATGGCCACGCCGTCCCATCCTGGGGTGTTTCTGTGGTCCGAGGTGCTCGAGCCCCACGGGTTGACCGTGGCGGCGGCCGCCGGCGTGCTGGGCGTGTCGCGCGTCACCCTGTCGCGATTGGTCAACGGCCGCGCCGCCCTGTCGGGTGACATGGCGATCCGGTTCGAGAAGGCCTTCGGGCTGCGGATGGATACCTTGATGCGCATGCAGGCGCAGTACGACATCGCCGAAGCCCGGCGCCGCGCCAGCTCGATTCGCGTCCGCCGCTATCGGCCAACGGCCGCGTAGGCGGTCAGGGAACACGAGCCGTGACCAGAGAAGAACGCGTGTTCGTGGGGGTGGATGAAATTCGGGCCCTTCGCTGGACGTGCAGCACGTGTCGGGTCGCCATCTCCTATCCCCTGGATCAGACGATTCGCCTGCCGAGGAACTGCCCGAGCTGCAACGCGGACGCGGTGGACGATCCGAACTTCAGGCCGCAGCACGCCGCTTATCACCGGTTTGTGGACGCGGTGAAGACCTTGCGCGCCACCGAGAGCACCTTGGGCGATCACGCGCCCGGTCGATTGCAGATGGAGTTCTTGAGCGAACCCAGGCGATAAAGCAGACGCCCTTTTGCCTATCGATCTCGAGGCGGCGGTGGGGGCGGTAGGGGTGGCGGCGGGAGCGGCTCAGGAAGTGGCGGCCAACCCCCGATGTAGTCAGGCTCCGGCCCTGGCCGACGCCATAGTCGGTGTAGCCATCTGACCAGCGCGCGGATCACGCCATCCTCGAGGCGGCGGCCCATCGCCCCGGCTCACAGGTGTAGCCGCAGATCCCGTGCGTGCAGCCTTCGTGGGTGAGCAGGCGGTCAAATGAGTAGGATTTGTCCATGAAGGTAGTTCTCACGGAGCGGGACGGGAGCGGCGGGACATGGATCGATGACGCGCCAGATGACGCGTCATCCTTGCGGCTCACCGAAGTGGTCGAGTATGAGGCAACTGGCGAAACGCGGCACGAGCGTTCGTATTCGTCGAAGGTCGAGCGCATAGATCCATAGTCGCGGCCGTGACCAGAGACGAACGCGTGTCCGGCTCAGGAGCCGCTGAGGACGGCCCAGCGTCCGGGCAGGCACGAGTAGCCGCACACCCCGTGCGCGCAGGCCGGCGAGGTGAGTACCTTCGGCGGGATCCCATCCGGGCAGGTCTTCGGGACGCGCACCCAGTGCTCGCTGGCGCGCGTGACGAGCGCGCAGGAGCTCGAGCACAGCGCCAGGACGAGCAGGAGTAGCCATCCGATCTGCTGCCTCATGTCCGCTGGCTCCGCCATCACTCCATTCGCGGACGCGTCGCGCGCCGACAGTCCTTGCACTGGTTCTGCAATCCGTCGGGGACGTTCCGCTGCGCCCAGAAACACGCGAACGGACGCGGTCGCCAGCAGGCACAGCAGACTTTGTCGGTGTTGGGATTCCCGCCGAGGCGCTTTACACGGGTGCGGCGATGCAGAAGCAGGTGATACGCCTGATCCTCACAGATCACGAGATTGCGCGCGACATTGTGGCGACCATTCCCATCCACGTGATGCACGACCGCCCGAGGCGGCAACGGCTTGCCCAATACGCGCTCCGCGACCAGGACATGCTCCAAGCGGAGTCGCGTGCGGTTCTCCGTCCACACCTGCACGCGACCGCGACGGGTCTTCGTGGGGCTACTCGTCGTCAGGTCCATAGAACTTGTCCGTCGCGCTTGCCCACAGTGGTTTGCCTGCATCCGGCCCCTTAGGGTCGGCGTAGAGACAGAAATTGCCGTCATCCTGCATCTGCACCATCGCGCCCGGGTGCCCATCGGTCCGCGTCGCGCGAATTGCGGCGCTTGCGGAATACAGAACCAGGTTACCGTCCGGTTGCATCTGCAACGAGCCGCACGTCTCGCCGGCACTCTGCGAGGACCACATCGGTTGGCCCTCGAGATAACTCACCAGGTTGCCGTCGCTCTGATAGCGCAGATCGGCCTTGCCGCCCGGCGAATGCAGCGACTGATCCGGCAGCAGCGACATGCCCGCGTAGAGCGCGGACTGCTTCGTCGGGGGCACCGGCTCGTAGCCGCCGCCGCCGCCGTCGATGGGGGGCGGCTCGCCGCCGGCGCGGCAGTCGCGCAACCCGTTCGAGATCGCCACCTGGTTCGGCATGTCCCAGATGTTCCGGATTTCGTGGCAGTCCGCGTAGTAATCGCCGTACTTGTTGCGGAGGTCTGCCACCGTCTCCGCCGGGATGAGCCCGCCCCATGCCGAGTGTGCGCTGTGAGCCACGTAGAGCTCCCAGCCCGCATCGCCGCACTTCTTGTACGCGTTGATGATGGTCGGCGGGTCGTCCGTCCACCAGACCGAGCTCGCCTGTCCGAACGGCTCGTGGTCGCACTTGCCCAACTCCGGGAGGATGAAGTTGTAGGTGCCGTGCTCCGACCACCTGTCCGACTGGTCGCGGACGATGTGATAGTCGATGGTCGTCGCCCCGAAGTGCGGCGGGTTGTCCCCGAACAGCAGGCGCGTGCTCTCGTCCATCTCCTCGTTCGTGGCCTGTCCGACGTGCGACCCTGACGGGCTGCTCAGCGAGATGCGGAGCGTCGGCAGCACGTTCGACGGAATCTTCTTGACGAGGTCGCTGACGGCGTCTTGGCAGTCAGACTCATCGAACCGGTTGACGTTGTATTCGTTCATGCCATGGAAACCGTACACGGCGTCCCAGCCGTTGCAGCCGTTGATGGTCTGCACGATCTGGTCGTTGAAGCGCCGCCGGTCGTCCTTGGTCGGGTAGTGATTGATCCCGCCGTAGAGGGTGAAGTGATACGTCCACCCAAACTGTCGCCCCAGCGCGATGGCCTTCTGCACGAGCGCGGGCCACTGCGGGTCGTGTCCGTCGATGCCGCCGTCGCGCCAGCAGTCCGGTTCTCCGTGGGACTCGCCCTCAAGGTCCAGGAACGTGCGGATGACTTCGGGCTTCTCCTCCACCGAGAGCCACGTGAGTTGTTCGAGCGTGTTGTCGTAGTGGTCTTTCAGTCCGCGGAGCAGCCAGAACAGCCCGCGGCCCAGCCGCGCGCGCGTGATCGTCACGTCGGACGGTGGAATCACCGCGAACGTCTCGAACGGGCCGACCGGCGTGTTGTGCGGCCGGTAGAGGGTCGGGTCGATTTCCGACCAGGTGGGCGCACCCGGCGGGCGCACACCCGTCGATGGGTTGGGGTCCGCACCGCCGGCGGCGATGATGTCGATCTGCCGCTGGGTGGGGCTGTGCCAGATGACATCGTGCGAGATGCGCTGGCCATTGGGCAGGTAGACGCCCGCCTCGCCGTCGTTCTTGCAGATGTGCCGCCATTCGGCGTAGGACCCGCTGGGCGTGCTGTTGCCGTTCAGCGCGTAGAGACTGCGCTGCACGAACTCGCCGCAGGCTTCATGCGAGTTGTTCTTCAGCAGGTAGGGAAATTGATCGTTGACGGCTTCGACGGTCTCGAGACGATTCGGAGCATCACCCATGGCGGGACTAGCCTCCGTCGCGGAGGGTAGACGGGCACGCCCCGGCAGTACAAGCTCGATCAGTTGCTGTAGTAGGCGATCGTGCCGTAGAGCTGACTCGTGTCGGTCAGATGGGCGAAGGTCAGTTCTTCGGTGTCATCGTCGATGCCGATGCGGCCGGCGAAGTAACACGCCGTCTGGCCCGAATTGATCACCACGCTCAGCGACGTCCACGTGTCGCCGAGATTGCGGTAGAAGATCGGCGTGCCGGTCCACAGTTGCGGGCCTGAGCCGGCGGCGGCGTGCGCGCCGGCCAAGCCCTCCATGTAGACCTGCCCCTCCAAGCCGTTGAGCGCGGTGAGCTCCAGGCCGAAGACGACGACGCGCTGCCGCCCCTGCTTGTAGACCCACCCGTTGCGCGTGCTGTAGCTCGCCGGCCCGCCGCCGCCGCTGCCGGTCAGGTTCGGCGTCCAGTTGCTCACCTCGAGCGCGGCGCCATCGACCTGCGCACGCAGCGCGACGAGGTTGTCACGGTGGTCGACGTTCAGGATCGCCGCCGTGAGCACTTCACCGGCGACATAGGTGCGGGGCGTCGTCCACATCAGAGCGCTCCAGGGATCGGCGGCAGCGGCGGCAGCGGCGGGTCGAAGCGACGCGGCGGCGGGGCGGCGGGCAGGCCGTGCGCGAGGTTCTCGGCGATCAACTGGTCGACCGTTTCGCCCGGCGCCCAGTTGCGCGTGGCGGTGACGGGCCGCGCCAGCAGCACGCGCGCGAGGTCGTCGCGCGCCTCCGGCCAGACGAGTGTCGGATGCACGGCGCCGCAGCCGAAGCAGCACGCGACCGCCCACGCGGGATCGGCCAAGGCGCCCGCGCCGCACGCGCAGTCGATCAGCCAGCGCCCGTGATCGATGCGCACCGGCGCCGGGCTGTCGTCGACATGCACGAACACGCGGCGGCCGCGCCGCGCGAGCCGTCCGATCGCCTGTTGATGCGCCTGCCGATAGCCCGCCTCGTCGCGCACGTGGTGTCCGTCAGCCGCGGTCAGGATGGTGTGATCCATGGGTCAATATCCGAGCGCGTTGGCGTCGAGCTCGCCGCGCTCCGGGTCGTCGAGGATGAGGACGCTCCCGATGTCGACGGGGCCGAGCCGATACCGCATCGTCAGGCGCCGCTCGACCGTGAGCTCGCCCGACAGGCTGTGGATGGCGACCGGCACCGGCGTGTCGTCGGCCGGCACCGCCACGCAATCGCCGATGTCGCGGACGATGCACTGCTCGGTGAGCACGTCGTCGTCGTTGGCGATCCGGAACGCCACCGGCGTGCGCATGGCGCTGTAGAGATTGGCGAGAAAGGTCGCGAGCGATTGCCCGACCGACAAGTCGCTCTGGTAGGGCATCAAGAGCGGCGAGTCGAGTTGCCGCCGGCCGACGTGGGCGATGCTGTCGGGGTTGGTGCCATGCACGCCGATCGGGCGATAGCCGTAGACGCCGCGGCCGCGGGCCTGCAAGCCGGTCTGCCCGGGCGGGCCGCGGAACCACACGGCGACGACGCCGTCGTTGTGGAGCTCCAGGGTGGCGCGTGAGCCCCAGAAGAAGCCGACCACGTCGAGCCCCGCCGACACGTTGCTACCGCTGCCGTCTTCGGCCGTGTTCGCCGTCCAGTCCTGATCGAGGCCCGGCTGGAGCATGTTCGCGGCGCCGACGAATTCGGCTTCGTTGAGCGGGTCCTTGTAGTCGGCTTCGATCGTCACGACCTGCCCGGCGCCGACCAGCACGGCGGCATCGAGGCGAATGAGCACCACGTTTGCCGCCGGGTCAACGCGGCGCGGCACGACCTGCACCTCGACATCGTTGACCAGATCCTCGAGGGTCGAGGGCACTTCGATCGCGTCGCGCTCGTGCGGCAGATCCTCGGTGACGAAGGTGTGCAGCGGCTCGGTGAAGATGCGCCCGAGCCGGTTCTCGAAGCGCACCGTTTCGCCGTCGGTGTCATCGCCGCGCACGTAGAAGAAGCCGAGGTCGCTCTGCGCCAAGTCCTGCGCCACTTCCGGCGCCTTCGGCTGCGTCTCGCCCAGGTCGTCGAAGGCGACCTCGTAGGTTTCGATGCCGGGATCGAGCACGAGGTTCGCCGGCACATCCGAGACCTGATCGACGAGCGTGCCGAACAGCACATCGGCGGCGACGTTGATGCGCAGCGGCAGAGTGATCACGTCGGTCGCGGCGAACACATCCATCCAGTCGCGCGCCACGCAGCGCACCAGCCGCGCATCGTAGAGGCCGATCGGATCGGGCTCGATCTGATGGAGCCGGCCGCGCATGATGTAACGCTCGACGGGACCGTTACTCAGGTGCAGCCGCACGCGCGTGCCGTGCCGCCACCAGCTTGGCGCATTCGGATGGCCGGGCGTGTAGTAGTCGGCGAGCCCGTGCGTGTTCTCGGCGGTGTTGTCGAGCGTGAAGGTGAAGGTGCCCGGGCGGGCGAGGCGATCGAGCGGACCGGAGCCGCTGATGCCGCGCTCCCATTGAATGGGATCGATGACGAGGTCGCCGCTGATGTCGGTCCACACATTCGGCGCCGACTCCGCCTCGATGGTCGGCTGCACGGGGCCGATGGGCGGCCAGATGTCCTCGTAGTCGAGGCCGGCGCCGCCGTTGAAGTACGTGCCTACTTCGGCGTCGGTGAGCTCGCGGTTCCAGAACGCCGCGCGCTTGACGTGGCCGAGCCACGGCAGCCCGCTGTACTCGCGACCGATGGCGAGGCCATCCCCATCGTTGGGCAACGCGGGCAAGGTGTAGGGCGGGACCGCGTCCACCCCGTTCCGCGTGCAGCGGAACGTCAACGTCGCTGGATTGAAGCGAAAGACCCAGAGCGCCCAGTCACCGAGGCGCCCGTCGGGCTGATTGTAGTAGTAGCTCCCATCGCCGACATACATCACGGGAAACGGGCTATTGGTGTAGGGCGGCGCGGACGCCATCACGAACGCCATCGCCCACGCCGGGAATGAGCCATTGCTCGCGATCGCCCGGTACGGATGGGGCCCGCTGCCGTCTTGCGGCGTGATGCCGAACACTGCGCAGGTGAAGGCGTGTTGCGACGAGAACGCCGGATCGCTTCCAGGGCCGGTCAGGGCGAGGGCGGCATGCGCGGCGATCTGCGCAGCCGTCAACGCCAACGGATAGAGCGCCACTTCGTCAATGTCGCCGGTATAGCCGGCGCTGAAGGGATAGCCAATATACGTCCCGCTGGTGCCGTTGGTCAGGTTGCCCGGCGGCGCCGCGACGCTGGCTCGCATGATGCCGTCGACCCATAACTCGACCGCGTGTGGTGTGGTGTCACGACGGAGTACGCCCGCGATGTGATGCCACTGCCCGTCGGCGAAGAGTACGGCCGGCGCCGAGCCGAGGCCGACGACGTTGTCGGCGTCCCGCGCCTGAACATAGAGGTACTCCGTCGTCACGAAGAACCCGAACGCCGTTTCGACCGCGTACAGATTGCCGGTCGCGACGACAATGGCTGTCGCCGTGAACGGCCCACGGATCAGGCATTCCACCGTCGCGGAGGCCGTGCCAAATGCGCTGTACGCGCCGGGCGGGATGTGGATGTGGCCGTCGATGCCATCGAAGCGCATCGCGCGCGTGCCCGCCGGCAGACTCTCCACGCCGAGGGTGACGCCGCCGCTGATCGTGCCGGCCGGCCCGCGCCGGGCGTGGGCGATCGTGCCGCTCGTCTCATCCAAGGACCAGTAGGCGCACACACCCGCCATGCTGTCTTGGATCACCGTCGCCCGATAGCTCGGCGGCGTGGCGAGCCAGCCGCCCGCGGACAGGTTCGCGGCATCGCCGGTGAAGGTCGGCGCCGGTCCGTATGGGCTCATGTCCCGGTGGCCCGTGTGCGCGTCGGTGGCGTCGGTCGCGAGGCGCCAGTAGCCGACGAGGCCGTCACGCAGCGCGCGCGTCGGCGGGATGACTTGGTCGTACTCAAGGCCGGCGCCGCCGTTGAAGTACGCCTCGCAGTCGCCGTCGGAGAGCACGCGCTGCCAGTAGGCGGCGCGCTTGAGTTGTCCGGGGTGCGTCACGACGCCGTATGCCCGGCCGAGCCACAGACTCGGCGGGCTGCCGGTTTGGTGGTCCAGATAACCGGACAACGTCGCCGACGTGCTGACGGGCGCCGCCCCCGCGCGGCGCGTGGTAGTCCGCAACGCGCCGGTCGACGGGTCATACGACACGCTGATCAAGGCCCACGCATCGGCCACCGTGTTCTGATTGGACGCGCCGTAGGTCGTGCTGGTCAGATAGCCCCGCGTTTCCAGGGCATCGGTCGGATTCGGATTGACGTACACCGCCCAGCCGCCGGGATACCATGACCCCGCCGTCAACGATGTGGCACTCAGCACGCCGTAATAGGTGGGCTCGGGCGGCGGCATCTGCATCCAGCACGCGACGGTGAACGGGCGATTGTCGTAGCGGAACACGTCATCGACTATCTCGAGCCACGGCGGCAGGTAACTCTGCCGCCGGGCGTAGTGGTCGGCAATCTCCGAAGGCGTCAAGGCGCGCGGGTAGATCGCCACTTGGTCGATCGTGCCCGCCACCGGGTAGCCGCCGTCGCTGCCCGCGCCGATCGTCACAGGGGCGCTGTTGCTCACCGGGTGATTGGCGGTCGCCCCGATCTGCGTCACGCCATCGACGGCGTAGAACACCGCCGCCGCCGCGGCGTCGTAGCCCCACACGCAGTGATGCCACACGTTCGGCGTCAGGACCGTCGAGCCGCCGGGATATGGCTCGCCGTCCGAGCCCCAGAACAGCATCAACGTGTCGGCCGACGAGATGAACGCCCGCCAGCCCGGCACGCCCGTGCTGCCGCCCTTGCCGACCACGGTCTGCCACGCCCCGCCCGCCGTGCGATAGACCCACGCTTCGATCGTGAACGAGCCGGCGCCGAAGTTGGCGGCGGCGATCGCGCCCGCATCGATGCGCCCGCCGGCAAACGCCATTGATGGCCCGCCGTTGAACACGGCGGCCGGCTGGCCCAGGGTGACAGCGCCGCTGATCGTCCCGTCGTACCCGCCGATGGGATCATGGGCAATGGTCCCGCTGCTCTCGCCGAGCCGCCAGTAGGCCAACGGCCCGTCGCGGCGCACGGCGTAATCGTAGGACTGGGTGGCAAAGTGGGCGGCATCTCCGGTGAACACGACGCCGTTGTGGTTCGTGCAGGGCCGCCCGCCATGACTGTCTTCGGGGCCGGTCGCCAGCCGCCACCACGACACCAAGCCGACGGCGAGCTCCGGATGTGCGGGAGGGGCACTCATCGCCGCCGGCCGCTTGTCTGCGCCCCGTGTCGCGCCGCCGTCTCCATCATGCCGGGCAAGGTCGAGAACAGGTCCCGCCTGAGCGCCGCGCGATCGGTCGACATGTCCGCGCGCAGCCCGGCGATCTCCTTGATGACGGCGCGATCGCGGGCTTCGAGCGCCGACACGGGCTGGATCACTTCCGGTCCGCGCTCCCCCACCATCGCGAGCGTCGGCAGGCGCACGACGCCGCCGGTGGCGAGGTGCGGAATCGCCCCTTGCGTCAGGTAGGCGTGGACAGCCGCCTTCGCCCTGGCGGCATCCGTGCGGCTCAGCGTCGAGGCGCCGGTGTAGCCGATGTAGCGGGAGAACATCGCCCGCTCTTCCGCCGTCGAGAGCCGCCCGCGCTCCGCCATGAACATCGAATCGAGCTCGCGCACGACTTCGTCGATGGGCACGGCTGTCTCGGGCGCCGTCGTCGGTGTCGCGGTCGGCGGCGAGGTCGCGCCGGGCGGCGGCACGATGACGTTGGGATTTGCGGTCGCGATCGCGGCGAACATCTGCCGCACGATCGCCCACGCATCGACGGTCGCCTTCGCCGCCTCTGCCGCCGCGTCGACCATCGCCTTGTACTTCGCCTTGACGAGCTCGACGGCCTCGCCGTAGATGCGTTCGTACTCGTCGGGCACGGGACCGATCGCGGCGAGCTCCTCGTCGTGCTTCGCCTTCGCGCGCTCGGTCATCCGGTCGTAGTAGAGGTCGACTTGCCGCAGGGCTTCCTCGTAGATTTGTTCGTACTCGGAGGGCAGCGGGCCGAGTTGTTCGATCTCGGCGTCGTAGCGCTCCTGCGCCTCAACGCGCATCTCGTCGAATTCGGCGATGACGGCCTGGCGCGCGGCGGTGTAGCCCCTGCCGTACTGGGCGGCGTTGTCCTGCAGTTGCTTGAGCTCGCGCGCCTGGTTCTCATCGATCGACTTGCGCGACTTGTCGAGCGCCTTCTGCGCCTTCGCGCGGCCCTTTTCGTACTGTTGCCCGTAGAGCTCAGGGACGGGGCCGAGGGCGCGGATCTGATCCTCGCGGGCGAATTCGAGGTCTTCGATCATGAACCGCAGCTGATCGCCGAGCACGCCGCGCACGCGCTCCCACTCGCGCCGATAGAGGACGGGGTCGGGGCCGAGGTCGCGAATCTCGTCGCCCATCTGGAAGCGCAGGTTCAGCAGGTCACGCGGCATCCCCTCGGCAGCGCCCGCCAGTTGCACCGCCCGGCTCAGCGCCGTCACCTTGTCGACGAGCCCCGTGCCGAAGCCGCGCCGCGAGCTCGCCGCCGTGCCCAGGTCGCCCGTCTCGAGCTGGCGGATGTTGTTGACGAGCCCCGTCAATTGCCGCCCGATGTTCGAGCTCGTGATCCGCTGAAAGGCGGCGGTCAAGCTCTCGCTCGCCACCGCCACGCCCGAGACGATGCTGCCGAGCGGCATGAGCGCCGAGATACTCTCGCGCGCCATGTCGCGGATCGCATCGGCGGCATACCCGGCGTAGACGATGATGCCTTCCAGGCCGGTGGGCGACGATTGCTGGATCACGCCGTCGACTTCGTCGCCGAGATCAGTGACAGCCGGGATGGCGTTGCGCCGGATCGAATCGGCCATCTTGCGCGCGGCCCGATCGCCCTCGTCGCCCATGTTGCGCGCCGCGCCGCCGGTGTCCTCGAGCAATTCGATAAACCGTTCCATCTTCTCGACGAGCAGGAGCAGCGCGCCGGTGACGGGGTCGACCGCGTCCTCGCCCGCGTCTTTCCAGATGCCGAATTCCACGGACTGATCGATGAGGTTCTGCAGGTTGCTGTCGAGCGGAATGCCGAGCAGCCGCGCCTGCTTCGCCGCCTCCTGCAGGAAGCCTTGCATCGGCAGCAGCGCATCGCGCGACGTGCCGCCGAGTTGCTCGACCTGCCCCTGCACGCGCGAGTACATCTGGAGCCCCTGCCGCTCCATCGCGCGGAACGTGTCGACGTTCAAGAGCCCCATGTTCGACAGGGCGATAAAGCTCTGTGACAGCCCGCCGATTCCGGCGATGAGTTGCGGGTTCTTGGTGAGAATGTCGTTCTGCATCAGCAGCGCCGACAACCCGGCATCCTCGATGTCGAGGCCGAGATCCTTGTATGCCTGCCGCAGCGCGGTCAGTCCTGGGCTCGCCGTCTTCAGCGCTTCGCCGAAACTCTGGCCGGCGGCGATCGCCGCCGCGAAGGTGCCGACGGCGATGAGGCCCAGGTCGGCGAGCTCCGCCTTGTTGCGCGCGGCTTCCTGCCCTTGCACCTGGAGGGCGTTGAACAATTCGAGGTTGGCGTTCTTGATGGCTTCCAGGGATTCGGGCGTGCCGTCGCTCGATGCCTTGAGCTCGTCGAGCTTCTGCCGCGCCGCGTCGACGCGCGCGCCGACTTCGCCCCACACGGCGGGCATGCCGGCGACCACCGTGTTGAAGCCCTCGATCGCGATCGTGCCCTGCCCCTGCAGGTACTCGGCGATCGCCTTCGACCGGATGCCCATCTGATCGTTGAGGCGGATGATCTCCTGCAGCGCAGGCGACAGCCGCCCGCTCGCGTCGGTGCCCGCGCGCACGAACGCCGCCCAGTTCTCGTCGAGGACCTGCCGCGCCTGCGAGGCTTGAAACAGTCCGCGCTGCACCATGACGAAGACGTCACGGAGCTTGCCGGTAAAGCGCGAGAAGTTGAGCTCGTTGAGCCCGCCCGCCGACTCGATGAGCGGCTTGAGGTTGAACACGCGCGCCGCTTCGACGTTGCCGCCGAAGAGGCTCGACGCGGTCATCTGGATCGACGCCGCCATGCCCTCCGAGATCGACACGCCCCAGTCGCGGCCGACCTGCTCCATCTGCCGCCGCGTGTCGCGGCCCCGGAAGATGCCGACGATGATGCCGATGATCGCGCCCGCGACGGCGCCCCAGATGCCGCCGGCCATCATGCCGATCTTGGCGCCCGATGCCATCGCCACGCCCATGCCGACAAACGCGCCCATCGCGGCGCCGCTGGTCATCCCGCCGACGATGTTCTTCGCGAGGTTCGCGCTGCTCGTCGCGTTCGCGATGCCGCCGATGCCGCTGATGATCGACGTGATGATGCCGACCACGCCCGCCGCGATCGCGCCCTTGCTCGCGCCGTCGACGAGGGCTTTGTTCATGCCCGCGAGAAACGATTCGCCCGCCGCGATGCCGAGGTCGAGCGCGCCGAGGGTATCGGCGATCGCCCCGGCGACCTCGCCCAGTCCGCCCTCGATTTGCGAGAGGTTGCCGAAGGCACTCACGAGGCCGCCGATCGACTCGGTCCACTTCTCGGTTTTGCCGGTCGCCGTTTCCGTGGCGGTGCCCGTGTCGCGGATGACGGGCAGCAGCAGCCCGCCCGCGTCGAACCATTTTTTCCACGCCTCGCGCGCGCGGTCGGAGGCTTCCTTCTGCTCGTCAACCGAGCTCACGATGAGCGTGCCATCGGCGCGGAAGCCCTGGGCGAGGTTGTCGAGCTCTTCGTCGGTCTGTTCGATCGCGACCTTGAACGGCTCCCACGTGTCTTGCGTCAGGCTGCGCGCGGAGGCGGCGAAGCGCTCCTGCGCCAGCCGCGTCTTCTCCGCCGCCGCCTGCGTCTTCTCCTGCTGATCTTCGAGGCGTTTGAACTGCGCCGTGTACTGATCGATCGCCGCTTCGCTCACGACGATGTTGAGTTTCTTGAGCTCTTCGGCGATTTCCTTCGAGGACATCTTGAGTTTGATGCCCGCTTCGATGTTGCGCTTCTGCTCGTCGGTGAGCTCGCGCACTTCGCGCTGCACCGCCGCGAGTTGCGCCGTCAGGTCCTGCTGCGCCGCCTTCGACTGGTTGGCGCCGGTCGCGTGATCGCGCAGCGACTTCGCCGCCTTGTCGACGTCGACCGTGAGCCCTTTCGTGGCGCCCTGCAGCCCCTTCGCCTCTTCGGCGGCACGCTGATAGACCGCCGCGTGTTCGAGCGTGAATTTGATGGCTTCGCCATTCACGCGAATCGACTGCACCGTCTGCCCGGTGAGCCCGGCCTGCCGCACGGCGAGAATCTCGAGCGCGTCCTGCAGGTCCTTGATCGGGCGTTTCACGACCTTGTACGCCTCAATCCGCTTGTCGAGGTTCTCGTTTTCCTCCTTCATTTTGTTGTTGAAGTTGTTGACGACCGCGATGATGCCGGTGAACCACGCGGCGATGCCGAGGCCCATCAGCCCCAACCACGCCGCCGACATGCCGCGAATCGCCAGGGCGGCGTTCGTCGCGGCGCCGCCCAGCGTGCCCATTGCCGTGCCGATGTTCGTCAGCCCGGTCACGAGCATCGGCTGCAGCGCGACGAGCGCGCGCATCGCCAGCCCCTTCTCGGTGAAGGCGCGGATGAGCCCGGCGATCGAGCTCGTGAGCGAGCCGAAGACGAACGTCAGCGGGCCGATCGAGGCGGCGAGCGCACCGATCGCCAACGCCGCCTGGCGCACGGGTTCCGGCAGACCGGCGAACCACTCGGCCATGGTCTTGAGCACGCCGATGAGCGGCTCCGCCGCCTTCAGCAGGTCCTGCATCATCGGCAGCAGCGCGGTGCCGACGGTGATGCCGACGTCCTGCAATTTGTTCTTGAACAGAATCAGTTGCGACTCGAAGGTGCGGAAGCGCTGTTCGGCTTCCTTGGTGTGGGCGCTGTTCTCCTGCCAGAAGCGATTGCCGTTGGCGAGGCTCTGCGCGAGCAAATCGCCGGCGCCGGCGAGGCGGTTCAACGTGTCCTTGGTGATGATGCTGCGCCCGACCAGCCCCTCCATCGTCTGGTTGATGTTCTCGCCCTCCTTGCCGAGCCGCTGCAACCCGTTGACGAAGGCGACCACGGCGCCGCCCGCGTCCGTCTCGAATTTCTTCTTGAAGTCGTCGACGCTCATGCCCGCGACGCGCGCCCATTCCGCCAGCCCATCGCCGCCCTCCATGACGGCGTCTTTCATCTTCAGGAACACCTTCGAGATGGAACTGCCGCCCGCTTCGGCGTTGATGCCGACCGACGAGAGCGCATTCGAGAACGCCAGCACCTCCGCCTGCGACAGGCCGATCTGCTTGCCCGCGCCGGCGATGCGCAGGCCCATCTCGATGATCTCTTTCTCCGTCGAGGCGCCGTCGTTGCCCAGGCCGACGAGCGTGGCGGCGAAGCGATCGACGTCCTTACCGGCGGCGCCGAAGATGTTCTGAATGCGCGCCGTCGCCGTCGCCGCCTCGTCGGCGGTAAGGTTGGTGGTCACGCCGAGAATCGCCATCGTCTCGGTGAATTCGACGATGTCGTCTTTCCTGATGCCCAGGGCGCCGGCCGACTCGGCGACTTTGTTGAGCTCGTTGACGTTGATCGGGATCTCTTTCGCCATGTCGCGCATGGCCTGTTGGATCTCCTTGCCCGCCTCGGTGAGCTCGCCGAACTGATCGACGGTGCCGTCGACCGTTTTGCGCACGCCGGCAAAGGAGCTCTCGAAGTCGCTCGCCGCCTTGATCGCCGCCGCGCCGAAGGCGACCAGCGGGAGGGTGACGGCTTTGGTCAACGACGCGCCGAGCGCCTGCGCCTGCTGACCGAAGGTGCCGAGCTCCTTGGTGAAGCGCTTGATCTCGGTGTTCGACTTCTTGAGCGTGGCTTCGAGCTCGGCCGACGAGCCGGTCAGCAGCACGCGCAGAATGCCGACGGTGGCGGATTGAGCCATGTGCCCTTACGACGGGCGGGCGCTCGTCGTCTCGACGAACGGCAGGCCGTAGTGCTCCGAGAATGCCTTCAACATGTGGCGGTGCAGCGCGCGGCGTTCGTCGCGCGTGCGCGGCGCGGGTCGCTCGAGACGGCGCGCGTCAGGATCGGGCGCGAGCAGGCGGTCGAGCGGCGGCAGTTTGCTGTTCTGGCCGGAGAGCGCTGCGATATGCCACGCCAGCGACATGCGTTGGTTGTGCTCCATGCGGCGCCGCTGTGCGGCGATCGCGAGCTCGCGAAACAGGCCGCGAATCGTCAGGCGCCAGAATTCGTCCTGGCTCAGGCCGGCGTGGCGTGCATGGATTTGAAGGGTCCGCCAATCCCACGCTTCCGCTTCGCCTTCACCTGAGCCGTCGGAGGGTTTGCCGCGTTGATCTCCTTGACGTCCGCCGGATCGGGCTGCGCCGTCTTCGCCAGCGCTTGCAGCTGATTGTTCAGACCGACGAGCCCGACCTCGTCGATCAGCCGGGTCACGTCGCGCTTCGTCATCTCGGCGTGATGCTCCCGCAGGCACGCCCAGATGAAGGCGACGACGTAGCGCGTGCTGCCGGTGTTGACCTTCTGCATCAGCGCCTGCGCGGTGTACTCCCGATCGGGCGTCGAGAACACTTCTTCGAGCTCGCACATCGCGTTGGTGTTGAGCACCATCGTGTAGGTGCGATCGCCGACGATGATGTCGAATTCGCCCTTCTCTCGATTTGCCATAGACGCTCACTTCCGAGGCGCCGCCTGCCAGCGATCGGGCAGGCACGAAAACCCGCAGACGCCGTGCGGGCAGAGGCCGGTCAGGACCTGCGGCGGCAAGCGATCCGGGCACGTCGCGGGCAGACGCACGAAATGTGCGCGCAGCGGCGCCGTCAGGGCGCACGACGACTGCGCGCACGCGAGCATCACCACGAGGGCCACGTGCCGCACGCCCCGCCTCTACGGCAGGTCGGCGGTGTAGTCCTGCAGCGGCTGCACTTCCGCCTCGTACTTCACCAGTTCTTCGAGCCCGAGCGAGCCGAGCTTGAGCTTGCTGATCACGCCGCGGAACGGCACTTCGGTGCCCGGCGAGCCGTCGGGCAGCACGAATTTCATGTCGCGCTCCTCGAGCGATCGATGGATGGCGATCAAGCCGCCGCTGGTGAAGCCATCACCGCCCGCGTTGTTGATCGAGCCGTGCTTCAGGTTCAGGGTGCCGGTCATCCGGAAGGGGCCGATGTCGCGGATCGTGGCGATCTTCTCGTGCGCCCGGCCAGGGCTGCGGAGGTGCGTCTTGTTGATCACGCCCGCCGTCATCTCGCCGAATTCGATCGTGTCGACCTGCGCCACACTCACGAACACCGGCGGACTGCCGCCCTGCGAGATCATCCACTGCGCCCCGTAGCCGATGAAGCCTTCGGAGGGGTAGTAGGTGTCGGTCACGTTGCTCATGCTGTCTCCTTCGTACTGAGTGGCCCGCCAGTTGTCGCCCGCGCAATCCGTGCTGATCCAGAAGCCCGCCGCGCCGGTCGCGTAGACGGCATCGGTAATCTCCGCGACATGCACGACGACGCCGTCGATCGTCGCGGTATAGGTGGTGCCCTGCACCGTGAGGCGCCCGACGCTGCCGCTGGCGTGCCACGTCGGCAGGCCGGAGGCGACGACCGTCGGCGCCCCCGCGAGATATTTCCGGATCACGCCGCCCGTCGAGAAGACGACGCCCGTGGTGCCATCGCCGCTCATGCGGACGGCCGGTCCGAGATGCCCGGTGCCGCCGACGAATTCCAGCTCGGCGCCCTGCGTCGGCTCGAAGGGACCGCTGTGGAACGCGAAGCCCGCGCCGCCGGTCAGATGGCTCACGACCTGCTGCGCGACGATGCGTGGGCGCTGCGCCGCCGGTGCGGTCCACGCCGCGCCGAGGTCGCCGTCGGGTCGATTGAAGGTGTCGACGATCATCGGCTAGACCTCGCGGAACCACGCGAAGTAATCGCGCAGCACCTTGTATTGCCGCAGTTCTTCGGCGTCGTAGGCGGGACGGCGATCGACCGGATCGATCAAGTCGATCAGCAGCGTGCCGACGAGCCCGCGGAAACAGCGCAGGCCCGTGCTGACGCCGTCGCCATGCACGGCGGCGTCGAGCTCGACGGCGGCGGCGCCCTCCTTGCCAATCGAATCGACCTGCACGCGCGCGCGCCGCAAATTGCCAGGGCCGCGCAGATGGATCGGCTCGTGTTCGTCGATCGTCTGCACGCGCACGGCGGGCAGGGTGGGGCTCTGCGGCAGATGCAGCACGTAGACGCGCGCGGCCACGAGCGCGGTCACCGGCGGCATCGACAGGAGCAGTTGCCGGATCGCGTTGTCGAGCGTCACAGCCCCACGCCTCCGCCGCCGCTGCCGCGACTGCCGGCCAGGCCGCGCGCGGTCAGCGCCGCCCACAGTCGGCTCTGCACAATCAATAGGGCTTGCCGGGTCTTCTCGTCGAACGCCGGCCGCGCGAACGGCTTCGCGCCGTGACGCGAGGTGCCGAGCTCCTGCATCAGCCCATAGAAGACGTCGCGACTGGGGCCGACGGCGATCGCCACGGCGGCCGACTCGCCCTTCGGGCGCGCGTTGGCGATGTTCATGCTCTGCGCCAGGTTCGGCGCCTGCGGCGTGCCCCGTGGGGCGGCCGATGCCATGCGCGCGCGGATCGGCTCGGCCGCTTCGCGCAGCGCTTCGCGCAGCATCTTGGCGCCGACACGCGCCGACATCTGCGCGAGCGCCGCCGCGATCGCATCGCCGCCCTCGAAGCGCAGCCCGATCTTCATAGCGCCGCCAGCGTGATCAACTTGATGCCGTGCCCGTCGTCGTGCGGCAGGACTGCCGCCTGGACGATGTCGTAGGTCCGATCGCGGAAGCGCAGGCGCCGCCGCTTCGGCAGATCGATCACCTCCGGGTCCATGTCGGCGCGATAGCCGAGCTCCCATTCGGTGTAGGTATGCGCCGCCCACTGCGCCGCGTCGAAGCGCTCGGCCGCACGCTCGCGCGACAGGGCGTCCTGCTTCCACATCCATTCGGCCGGCGACAGATCCGCCCACGTTTCGAGCGGCACGCCCGCATCGTCGATCGTGTCGGTGAGCGCCTGAATGGTCACGAGGCGATCGCGCGCGCCGGCCTGCAGGCTCATGACTTCACCATCCGCCGCGATTCGAGCCACGCCGCGTCGGTGTCGGGCACCGTCAGCCGCTCGACGCGCAGCGCCGACGCGAGCTCCGCGCGCGGGAAGCACTCGAGCGCCGTCTGCGGCGTGCAGTTGAGGACCTCGATGCCGCGCGCGGCGAGCGGCGCGACCAGCGTGGCGAAGCAGCGCCGGAAGTCGGGATAGAGGTTCGGGTTGCTCGTCAGCCCGCGCGGATGCGCGCCGAAAAAGTGACTGCGACTGCCGACCAGCCCGACGTTGTAGCCAAGCAGCAGGATGCGCGCCGCACCGCCATGCACGGCCAGGTTGATCGCCGCGTAGCCGCTGTTCAGGCCGCTGCGCAAACCCGTCGGCGCGTCCTCGAGCCCCTCGACGCCGGTGTGCTCGAGGACGGCGATCGACGGCAGATGCGTGAAGGCGCGCGAGCTGCCGACCGTCGCGCCGATGCCGTAGCGGAGCCCTTGGAAGTCCGGCACGCCCTTGTAGAACGGCCACCACACCCGATCGCTGCTGTAGAGCACATCGGCCCACGGCGCCAGCCGGTGCGCGTCGTTGACGGCGATGACGCCGTCGACGTGTCCGCGCAGCGCGTCACAATCCTCGCGCGTGAGCGATGGGCCGGTCGCGAGGCAGGCGACCGTGCCGCCGGGCCAGAGGCGCGGGACGCTAGGCAAGGCTGGGCACCCGCAGGCCCGCCGCATAGAGGCGATCCTTCACGCGATCGGTGAAGGGGCCGGGCACGTTGTCGTCGGCATCGCCGCGATGCCGCCAGATGTTCGCGAGCACTTCGAGAATCGCCGACTTGCAGACGGCGTAGGCGACATCGGCCGCCGGGTCAGTGTCGGCGGTCCAGTCCTCGTCGGCCTGATCTTGGATGTAGACGAGCACGATCGCATTCGCCTGTTCGAGCGTGTCGGTGATCTCGGCGTCGAAGTCGGGCACCGTGATGCGCAGATGGCGGCGCGCGTCGGCGAGACTGACGATCGCCATCAGTACCTCGCCGGTCCTTGCGGCCCCTGCGGGCCGGGCTCGCCGGGTTTGCCGGGGGCACCGGGCTTGCCCTCGCGGCCCGCTTTGACGGCGAGCCGCCACGCGGCGCTCGCGCCCGGTTGGCCGTCGGGCTTCGCGCTCGTGTCCTCTTGCGCAATCCAGAACGAGCCCGCCCAGGTGACGCCGTCGCCGCGTTCGTAGCTGCGCTCACTGATCCAGACGCCGCGATCGAGCACGGTCGGCAGGCGAATCACGCCGCCCTCGATCGGATCGCCGTTCTTGAAGCAGAAGGTCAGCGTGCGTTCGCCATCCCAGATCGCCTTAAGCTGCTCCAGGGTGCCGTCGCGGCCGGCGGCGCCAGGCAGGCCGTCGACGCCGTCGCGGCCTGGAGCGCCGTCCTTGCCGTGGAGCCCGTCGAGCCCGTCGCGCCCCTTCTCGCCCGTCGGACCGGCGATGCCGTCGCGCCCGGCGATGCCGTCGCGCCCGTCGAGGCCGTCGCGTCCCTTCTCGCCCGCCGGGCCGGCGACACCCGGCAAGCCGTCGCGCCCGGCGATCCCTTCGGGACCGGCAGGTCCAGGCGGGCCGGCCTCGCCGCGCGGGCCGACAGCCGGCGGGCGGTCTTCGAGCGCGCGCAGCCGATCGTCGACGGCGTGCAGCGCCGCGGCCACGAGCTCGCGCATCACCGGCGCCACGCTGCGTGCAATGACCGCCAGATCGCGGGCCGTCATGAGACGTACGCCTCCTTCCGCAGGAAGCTCACCATCGTCTTCTCGGCGTCGTCGTCGTCGTCGAGCTCGTCGTCGAGCTCGTCGCGCGGCTCGTCGTCGTCGTCGGGCTCGTCGTCGGGCGACAGCGGGTCGGAGGCAAACGGGTCGGACGCCGCGTCCCGTTTGGCGAGCGCTTCGAGTGAGAAGTTCTGCTGCTGCAGGTAGGGCGAATCGCCGCCGGCCACGGGGCCGAGGCCGTAATACTTCTTCCGCGCTTCGTTCGGAGCCATCGCGCCGCTGCCGATGCCGTCCTTCGCCGCGCGCGCGGCCGTGGCCGTGTCCATGCGATAGAGGTCGTCCAGATCCAGCTCGGTGCCGTAGGGCGTCGGCAATTCGAGCCCCTCGTCGAGCAGGATCTCGATGCACTCGATGGGATTCTGCAGGGTCTGCGCGTAGTACTCGACGCCCAGGGCTTCGACGTTGTTGTTGGCCGGCGGCGGCGCCACGCCGATCTTGTAGGCGGGCACGCGAAAGGCGGTGCAGACGTTCTCGGCCGTCCACTTCAACTGCTCGATGAGTTGCGCGTCGGTCGCGCTCATCGTCATCGCCTCGTACTTCAGGCCGTCGCCGAGGACCGCGACCTTGCCCGCGTTGGCGCCGGTGAAGTTGGTTTCCCACTCGAGCTTGAGGCGATCGGCGGTGGTCTGGCTGATGGTCGCGGGCGCCGAGAGTACGCCCGAGGGCAGCGAGCCGTTGGCGAAGAAGGTCGTCGCGTTCGTCTGGATGCGCAGCCCCTGCATCGCCGACACGCCACAGGCGGTGAGCGGCGAGACGCCGCACAACGGGTGATAGAGCGGCACCATGACGTCGTGGATGATGGCGCGCGCGGGCGCCGTGACTTCGTCGACGAGGCCGGCGAGGTTGTCGATCCGCAGGCGATACCAGACGCCGCCGTCGGGCGCCACCAGTGCCGTGACGCGCGTCGGGTCCAGGATGTACATGGCGCGCACGACGCCGCGGTTGTCGCGATCGAGCAGCACGTAGGTGTTGCCGTGCAGGAGCTTCGAGACGAGCCAGAATTCGAGAAACTTGATCCGGTTCTGAAACCGATTCGGCTTGCGCAGGACCGGCGAAAACGCCGTCGACTTCGTCTCGGTCCAAATGCCGTGGGCGTCCTCCTGCACCAGCTTGATGCGGAGCTTGCCGATGTCCGAGGCGATGAGCGTCACGCAGGCGTAGACCGCCGCGTGCGTGAGCACCGTGTCGACCGACCACTCGATGTTGCGCTGCCACGCGCCCGCGAACGGCTCGCGCACCATCGGCCACCACCAGCGCCCGCGATCGACGGTCGCGAGCGATTGCGGCGCCGTCGCAGCGGCGATCGCCTTGGTGCGGGTGATCGTGAGCCCGAAGAGTTGCATCGGCTACTCGCGACGGCGACGGCGCGCGCGCGGCGCCGGGGGAGGCGCCTCGACCTCGACGAGCTCGCCGACGGCGGCGGCGACCATGTCGCGCGTGCGATAGATGGGCCGCGCCGCCCGATCGAGCACGACCTGCCCGCGACGGCCGAGCACCAGCGCCTGCACGAGCGTGCAGGTCACGAACTCGCCTTCACGATAGCGGCGCCCCTCGAAGGCGAAGGGCTGCGCGGCGACGACGGTGACGATCTTGGAGGACATCGGAAAAGGACGGCGGGCCAAACCCCAGTGACCCGCCGTTCACCCAACCTGCCGAAACCTACGGACTGCCAGCGGGGGCGCCCCAGGTCACGTTGTGCATGTAGACGACGGCTTCGGGGCGCCGCTTCTGCCAGTTGACGAAGCGCTCCGCCCTCAAGCCCATGAGGTTGTTCTGCCAGAGCGAGACGAGCTCGGCGCCGAGGCCGGTGACGCCGTCCTGCGTCGGCGCGTCGGACATCTCGAGCGAGGCTTCCGTGCTCACGTCGACCGTCGCCTGGCCGTCGTCGGCGAAGTAGACTTCGTCGGCGTTGACGGCGATGACGATGTTGCCGTGCGTCGGAATGTTCGCCACGTACTGCGACGGGATGACGGGAATGCCCTCGACGGTGCCGCCGCTCAGCGACAGGTCAGGGAATTCCTTGTTGCCCAGGTCGTTGCGCATCAACGAGCCCGCCAGGGCGAGCGTGTTCGGCATGATGAGCACGAGGCTCGACACGTCCTGGTTGCTCGCGACGTAGGCGTTGATGAGCGCGGCGATGTCCTGACGCACGGCCGCCGCGTCGTCGCCACTCGATTCGAGCGGCGTGAGGCCGTTGGTGATCGACGCGGGGCTGACATTCGCGACCGCCGCCTTCGACGGGATCACGAAGTCGATGTCCATGCGGCGGGCGATCGCCCGCGCCAGGCCGTTGCGGGCGAGCGTCTCCGCCGAGGGCGACGAGAAGCGCGCCGTCTCCTGCGTGATGACGGTGATCGTGGCGAGCTTCGCCCAGCCCAGGGTCATCGCCTGATAGCCAAACTTGGTGAGCGGCTTCGGCTTGCCTTGCCCCACCCACCACGCATCGCCGTCGGCCGTCTCGCCGATCGTGCGGATGTTGAACGGCACCTGATGCAGCGGCGGAATGCCGCCCTGGCCGAATTTGCCGATGATCGTCATCGGCCGCAGAAACTCGACGAATTCGCCGGTGAGGTTCGTCGGGTCGACGAGGACGCCGGCCCACGCCGGGTCGGTGGTCGTCGCCGGCGGCACCGCCGCCTTCAAGGCGAGTTGAATGCGCTCGTCGCTCGGATAGCGCTCGCGCGCGAAGTCGAGCGCCGACTTGATCTCGCCGCGCTGCAGCGACAGGAACGACGCCGCCTTGCACAGCACCATGCGCGTGAAGGCGATGCCGGGCGGTAGGCTCGGCGCCTTCACCTGGATGACGGACGACTGACGGGACGCCTGCGCGTCGGCCGGCGAGGCGCCGCGCGCGGGCACCGCCGCGGCCTTCTGGAGCTCCTCCATGTTGCGCAGCCGCACGAGATGCTCGTCGATGCTCTTGACGGCGGCGGCGAGCTCGTCGTACTCCTGCTGCGCGGCGGCGTCGAGCGTTTCGCCCTTCTCGCCCGCCGCGTTCATGATCTCGAGCATCCGCGCCGACTTCGCCTGGCGCGTGGCCTCGAAGCCGGTGATCTGTTCTTGCGTGGTCTTCATCGATCGGGTGACTCCACGAAGCGCCGCATCGCCGGCCAGTTGAGGACGCGGACCGTCGTCGGTGCCAGACGCGGCGGACTGACGGGCCACAATGGATTTGATCGCCGTGATGGTCGCGTCGACATTCGCGGGCACGGCGACGAGCGACAATTCAAGAATCTCGAAGGCGGTGATGCGCCAGCCGCCGGTCTTGAGCACTTCGATCCCGTCGTCGAGGATGCGAAAGCCGATCGACACGCCGCGAATGAGCTGCGCCTTCAGCGACTGCCACGCCTCCGCGACCCGCTCCTGCAGGATGCCGGGCTCGGTGATCGCCGGGATGGAAGCCGAGAAGGTGATCGCGTTGCCGGTCTTGCTCAGTTGCGCCACGCCGACGGGGCGTCGGCTGTCGTGGTACAGCAGCAGCGGGATCTCCCGCGCGAAGACGGCGCCGCTCGGCTCGAGAATGTCACCGACCCGATCGGGCGTCGGCGTCGACGCCACGCCTTCGATGAGGCGTTGCTCCTCATCAAACGCCTTGACGAGGAGGGTCGAATAGGCGCGTGGTAGCACGTCGCGGGCCATCGTCAGGCCGAACGGCGCCGCGCGTGTTTGAACTGTTGGACAAATGCCGGGCGTAGACTGTGACGCGGCGCGCACGCCAGCGGGCGGACAGGGGGAGCTGATTCGATCCGATCGCCGTCGCCGCGTCGTCTGAACTGGCGCGGCCTGTGACTCCGGGGGGAGCGCTGCCGCTGGCGTGCGTGGCTGTGAGTTGAGCGCCGCGATTTCAAATCACATATGCGCGATCGCTGGTTCCGGCTCGGCTATCTCGTGGGATGGGTCCTGTACTACCTGCTGCTCATCGCCTTCGGGTGGGCGATGTATCGGGTGACGACGTGGCTGATCACGTGACGCTGCTGACGGCGACCGGCGCGCGGCCGGTCGCGTGGGGCTTGTGCGAACAGTTGATGACGGCGCAGGACTACACCGGCGCCGTGCGGTGGGTCGTCGTCGACGACGGCCCGACGCCGCAGCCGCTCGCCTTCGTGCGGGACCACTGGAGCCTCGACGTCATTCGCCCGCTGCCCGCGTGGCGCCCTGGACAGAACACGCAGGCGCGCAATCTCAGCGCGGGCTTGGCGGCGATCGCCGCCGACGAGCGCGTGGTCATCATCGAGGACGATGACTGGTACGCCCCCGACTGGCTGACGCACGTCGTCGCCCGACTCGACGGCGCGGAGCTCGTCGGCGAATCCTGCGCCCGTTACTATCACGTGCGCGCCGGTCGGCAGCGGCAACTGCACAACGACCAACACGCCAGCCTGTGCGCCACAGCCCTGCAGGGGCGGGCGATTCACGCGCTGCGCGAGGTGTGCGCGGCGCGGCCGACCTATCTCGACATCGAGCTCTGGCGCCGTCCGCTGCAGCGCCGCCTGTTCGACGGGCATCGCGTCGTCGGCATCAAGGGCTTGCCGGGGCGCCCCGGCATCGGCAACGGGCACGCACCGACCTTCGGCGAGCTCGACGGCGCCGGTCGGCCGGTCCTGAAGGACTGGGTCGGCGCCGCCTGGGCGAAGCGCTATCGCGAGGTGTGATGCACGGGGCTGCCTACGACTTCGTCGCCGCCTGCTGCCAGCGCTGGCGCCCGCAGAGCCCGATCTACGAAGTGGGCGCGCTCGACATCAACGGCAGCGTCCGCGGCCTGTTCGGCGGGCCGTATGTCGGCATCGACCTGCATCCGGGGCGCGGCGTCGACGTGGTCGGCGATGCGCGCGTCTACGTGCCGGCCTTTCAGCCGGCGACGATCGTCTGCTGCGAGGTCCTCGAGCACACGCCGCACGCCGCGGCGCTCCTCGCCCACCTGGGCACCGTCCTGGCGCCGGGCGGCGTACTGATTCTCACGGCGGCCGGGCCGCGCCGCGCGCCGCATTCCGGCCTCGACGGCGGGCCGCTGCGGGCCGGCGAGTACTACGGCAACGTCACGCCCAACGCCCTTGCCCGCTGGCTCGACGCCGCCGGCCTGACGCTGCTGCTCGTCGAGCTCGGCCCGCTGCAGGCCGACGTCTACGCCGTGGCGACGGCGTGACAGATGGCAACAGGTCGCGTGAGTGTGGCACGTGAAACGTGTGACTTCAGCGCGGGCGCCGCTGTTGTTTGATGAGGTGGTCGACGGCTTCGCCGACCAGGCGCGAGAGCGAGGCATCGCGGCCGCGCGCCAGCTCCTGCAGCCGGTCGTAATGCCGGATCGGAATCCACGCCGAGATGCTCGTCTTCGGCTCGGGGGCGATCGGGCGCCCACGCGGCCGTTTCGTCGACTCGTCCTCACGCGGCGAGAGCACGATCATCGCCCGCCTCCCAGGAAGATGAGCTGAAACTGCGGCTCCGGCGGCGGCGCCGCGCGCGCGACCTGGTCGATCGCGTTGACCAGCGCCTGCACGCCGTCAACCTTGCGTGGGTCCATGCGGCTGTGGGGCTTGACGATTTTCAGGTTGCCCGCCGGGTCCTGTTTGACCTCGACGTTGTCGGCCATCCACCGCAGGACGGGATGGGCGCCGTGATGAATCGCCCGCTTCAGCCAGCGCCGCTCGAATTCTTTCATGGGCGGGCCTTGCCCGACGAAGCCCTGCCCGACGGCGACGACGACCAGCCCGGCATCGCTCAGATGATTCGACACCTGTTGCCCTTGAAACAATCGATCGATGCCGACCGCCTTGATCGCGAACGTCTGCGCCTCCTGCAGGATCGCCGCCTCGATGAAGTCGTAGTCGGTGGCCGTGCCGGGTGTCGTCTCGAGCAGCGGCACGCCGTCGACGATCGTCGCGTGCCACTGCTGATAGAGCAGCCGATTCGGGTTCTTCTCGTCGTCGAGCGCCGCTTCGGGCACCCAGAATCGCATGAGGACGTCGAGCGCGTCATCTTGTGACGGGCACTCGACGACGATCGCCGCCGCCGTCAGGTCGCTCACCGAGCCCAGGTCGAGCCCGACGTACGCGGCCGCGCCCGCCAGCGTCACGCGGCTGACCGGATGCACGTGGTTGGCGTCCCAGGTCGCGAGCGGAATCCAGCGTGTGACCTGCTGCACCCATTGATTGAGCCGATAGCGGCGGAAGTTGTTTTGTTTGGCCGGCTGCGTGCGCGCCTCGGTGCACTCTTCGGCGAGGCGATCGACCTTCACCGTGACGCCAAACGACGGGTTCGCCTGGCGCCAGGTGGTCGGCGCGGTCCAGTCGGCATCGGGCGGGGCTTCGTAGAGGAGGGCGAAGAAGGCCCAGTCGTCCGTGTTGATGCCGTTGGCGATCGCCCGCGCGTAGCTGTACTGCTCCCAGCCGATCGAGCCGATCTCGTGGATGCCGGCCGTCGAGATGGAGAGAATCAGCGGCTGCGCCCGCGCCGAGCCGCCGTAGACCAGCGTGTCCCACAGCGCGCGCGACTTCATGGCGTGGATCTCGTCGACGATCAAGGCGTGGATGTTCAGCCCTTCCTTGGTCGGCGCGTCGGCGCTCAGCGCCTTGAACGTCGAGCCGGTCTGCTTGTCGTAAATCGTCTTCGTCGAGCGAATAATGCCGCTGCGGCCGACGCGCGTCGCCAGGATGGGCGAGAGCTCGACCATGCGCGCCGCGTGGTTGTAGATGATGCCCGCCTGCGATCGATCGTTCGCCGCCGAGTAGACTTCGGCGCCGAGCTCGCGATCGCCGAACAGCATGTAGTTTTCGAGGCCCGCGCACAGGGTCGATTTGCCATTCTTCTTCGCCACCCATAGCCCGCCGCGTCGATGTCTGCGGGTGCCGTCGCCGCGTTTCCAGCCGAACAGCGGGCGCAGGAAGTGGTGCTCCTGCCACGGCATCAACACGAAGGGGCCGACCTGCCCCTGGCGCGACGTGTCGGCGTGGCGCAGGACCTTGCCGAAGAAGGCGACGACACGCGCCGCTTCGACCTCGTCGACGTAACAGCCGTGGTCGAGGACGGCGCGCGCGTCGAGCTCCTGTTTCACCCACGCCGGATTCCAGCCGTGTTTGCGGGCGCGGCTCTTCGCCGAGGCGATCGTCGGGCTAGTGCGTGACGCCATGCGGCGGCGCCAGGGCGGCCTCGAGCGGGTCGTCGGGCGCGGCGGCGTGCGGGAGCTCGTCGCCGCTGGCGGTCACGCGGCTGCGCGACGACGGCGTCAGCCCGAGCTCGGCCCACAATTTCAGGCACAGGCTGAGGGCGCGGTTGGCGATCGGCAAGTAGGGATTCATCAGCGGATAGCCGCTCGGCGACTTCACGACCAGGCCGGCCTGCGCCACCTTCGCGTCGGCCTCGACGTAGCGTGCCCACTGGACGCACGCCGCGATGAGCGCGCCGCGATCGCCGGCGGTGAGCACTTTCGAGTGCCGCAGGATCGGCTCGAGTCGCGCCCATTCGTCGCGCGCGATCGGGTTCGTCAGTTCAGGCGGCGGCGCCGACGCGACGGACGTCGGCAACTGCGGCTCGTGCTTCGGCAACGCGCGTTTCCCGGGATTGCCGCGTGCCCGTTTGATCGCCGTCGGCGTCGGCTTGCGGCCCTTCATGCGACGCGACACCATGACTCCACCTGACCGCCTCCTTCCCGCCTCCCGACGTCCACCTCGATGCCGACCCGTCCCGTCCCGGCCCCGTCCCGGCACAAACCGCCAGGTGACGTCAGCGCGCGTCGACGGCCCCGTCGTCCGACAACTCGACTGCCCGATCGTCGGCCCTGACGTCGCCTGGACGTCGCCCCAGGCCCCCCCTACGCAGAAACGCGGGTACACGCTCCTGAG